TCAAAGAGCGCTACTGGCAGCACGACGGCAACGACTTCAAGAAGACCTGCGAGATCAGGATCTACCCGGATGCCTCGGGCGATTCGCGCAAGTCCGTAAACGCCAGCATCACGGACCTAGCCATGCTCAAGCAGGCCGGATTCACGGTCATCGCTCCAGCGGCAAACCCGCCGGTGAAGGACCGAATCAACGCAATGAACGCCGTCTTCTGCAATGCGCAGGGCGAGCGCCGCTACCTGATCAACCCATTCACCTGCCCAACCTACGCCGATGGCCTGGAGCAGCAGGTGTGGGGTGCGAACGGGGAGCCCGATAAAACCGCCGGTATCGATCACGCGAACGACGCCGGCGGCTACTTCATCCACCGCGAGTACCCGATTATCAAGCCGGTCACCGCTATCAAAATGGGATACGCCCGATGAGCGACGTAACTTTCCAGCGCCCGGAATTCACGGCGGCTAAAACCCGCTGGCGTCTGGTGCGAGACGTCTGCAAGGGCTCCGAGACCATCAAGGCCGCCGGCGATCTGTACTTGCCGCGCCCTAACTCGACGGATACGAGCGCTGACAACAAGGCTCGCTACGACGATTACAAGAAGCGCGCCGTGTTCTACAATGCCACCGGTCGCACGAAACACAGCCTGGTCGGTGCCGTATTCCGCACCTGGCCAACGCTTGCGGTGCCTGGCGCGCTCGATTACGTCGCAAAGGACGTGGACGGGCAGGGCGTGAGCATTTATCAGCAGAGTCAGAGCGTCATCGGGCATCTGCTCGAAGTGGGTCGGCATGGTTTGTTGGTGGATTACCCGCAGGTTGATGGCTCCTCTACCAGCAAAGCCGACAACCAATCAGGCGGCATTCGTCCAACGATCACCAGCTACCCGGCTGAGTCCATTCGGAACTGGAAGACCCGGCAAGTTGGCGGCCAGCACCTCAATTCGCTCGTTGTACTCAGCGAAGTGGTCGACGTCGACACAGATGATGGCTTCGGCAGCGAGCAGGTCGTTCAGTATCGCGTGCTGCGCCTTGATTCGACCGGCATCTACACGCAAGAAATCTGGGAAGAGGGCAGTAGCGCGACCTTGCTGAAGTCTGGCCCTTTCCCCGTGATGGATGGCGCCGGCCTGCCTTGGCGCGTTATCCCGTTCCAGTTTCTCGGCAGCGAGAACAACGACAGCAGTGTCGATGACTCGCCGCTGTACGACATGGCAGAAATCAACATCGGTCATTACCACAACAGTGCGGACTACGAGGATTCGGCCTACTTCGCTGGTCAGCCTCAGTTCTGGATTGCTGGACTGGATGAGCAATGGCGCGATCACCTGGAGAAGAACGGCATCTATGTCGGCTCCAGGGCACCGCTCACGCTGCCGAAAGAAGGATCATGCGGCTTTGCCCAGCCCGAGCCGAACACGCTCGTCAAAGAGGCCATGGACGCCAAGAAGGAAGACATGGTGTCGCTGGGCGCCCGACTGATCGAGCGAGGCAGTGCAGTCAAGACAGCCACCCAGGCCGACAACGACAGCGCCGCGGAACACAGCGTTCTCTCCCTGGTCGTCAGCAACGTCAGCGAGGCCTACTGCCAGTGTCTGGTCTGGATGGCTCTATTCGTCAACGTCACCGGCGATGCGATCTACAAGCTCAATCAGGACTTCAGTCAGGTCAGCCTGGACGCGAACATCCTCGCTCAGCTGTTCAATGCAGTGCAGGGCGGCAGGCTTCCGGCGACGGACTTCTGGCAATACCTGCGTGACCGCGGGGTTATTGATCCAGAGAAGACTGACGACCAGATCCGCGATGAGCTGGAGACCAGCAGTGCGGGCCTTGCCCTTGATGAGGTAAACAACAATGGCAACGGCACCGGTTCTAATTGAGGCGACGATTCGTCATCAGGTTCTGCTCGAGCAGCTCAAGTCGGGCGAAGTCGAGAAGATCGCGAAGTACCTGCGTGAAATCGACAAGGTGGTGCGCGACCGGTTGAGTCGAGATGACTTGACGGGCTGGGGTCGGGATCGGCTGGAGAAGATGCTGGCAGAGGTCGACGGCCAGATCCTTGCCATCTACGCGCGCTATTCTCGCCAGCTGAACGCCGACCTAGTGGATATCGCCGAGTACGAGGCAGCATTCGAGGCGCGCAGCCTGGATCAAGTGCTGGTCAACTTCTCGGCTGTGGCGCCAACGCTTCCGGCGTTGAGGGCTGCGATCAAGGCAAGGCCGCTGCAGGTGCAAGGCGCCGGTGGCGGCAAGCTACTTGAGCCATTCCTTGAGGATTGGACCGGTGTCGAGCGCGGCCGGGTTATCAACGCAATCCGCCTCGGCTTCAGCCAGGGCCTGACCAACTTTCAGATCATCCAATCGATTCGCGGAACGAAAGCGGCGAACTACACCGACGGCATTCTGGCGATCAACTCCAGAAACGCCGACGCCATCGTTCGAACCGCTGTTCAGCACGTATCGAACGTGGCGCGCTTCGAGACCTGGAACGCAAATCGTGATGTTGTCACTGGTTACCGCTGGGTTGCGACCCTCGACAGCCGGACAACTCAGTCTTGCCGATCGCTCGATGGTCGGGTGTTCAGCATGGGTAACGGCCCGATGCCGCCGGCGCACATCCGCTGCCGGTCCACGACGGTTGCCGAACTGGATAGCCGTTTCGACTTCCTCAAGGAGGGCGCTACGCGATCCAGCAAGGACGGCTATGTCGATGCCGGGATCACGTACTACGACTGGCTCGCCAAACAGCCTGCATCGTTTCAGGACCAGGCTATCGGCAAGGCGCGGGGCAAGCTGTTCCGTGATGGCGGGCTTTCCACTGAGCGCTTCTCTGCGCTGCAGCTTGATCGACGATTTAAACCTCTGACCCTGGAGCAACTGAAGGTTATCGAGCCTTTGGCGTTCGAGCGCGCTGGAATTTAGTTTTCTGCGGATAACTCCGTCGACCATGGTTATCATCTCTGCACCGTCAACAGAGGTGAAGAAATGACATCTGAGATTGAAAGAGCCGCCCAATTCTCCATCGATATTTTGGAGTCCTTCCTTTCACGGGTAGGGCGGGGCGTGGGTACGCAGGACAGTCTGCCATTTGAGATTGAGTCAGAGAGTGATCAAAGAGTTGCCTTCGAAACCATTCGTAAGCACTTTGAGATCTACCACCCTTGGCTGAGTTTAAGGCTCGCTGAAAAAGGTCGATTCGAATTTTCAGGCACAAGGCCTTAAATTTTTACCACTGAATGAAACCCCGCCATCGAGCGGGGTTTTTTGTATCTGCAGGCAGGGCCTGCCCAACGTCTCTGGGAGACAACTAATGCTGAAATTCCAACTGGATACCCTGGACGGGGTAGATGACACCGTGCGCGCGCTTTACACCGAGAAGGACGGCAAGTTTGTCCTCGGCATTGAAGGTTTGCCACAGCCTGAGGATGTCTCAGGCCTGAAATCCAAGGTTCAGGAGCTGCTGGACGAGAAGAAAGCCGCCGACAAGGCGCGCAAGGACGCCGAAGACCAGGCCCGCCTGGAGCGCGAAGAGAATGCTCGGAAGTCCGGCAATGTCGAAGAGCTCGAAAAGTCCTGGACCGAAAAATTCAACCGCCGCGAAGCTGAGCTGAACGGCATGCTGGAACAGGAGCGTGGAACGCTGAGCACTCAGATCCGGGATCTGACTGTCGGCCGTACCGCTACCGATATCGCGTCTGCCCTGGCAATCCCGGGTAGCGCCAAAGCCCTGTTGCCGCACATCGAGCGCCGTTTGAGCGTCGAGCAGCGCGACGGGAAGCCTGTTGTGGTCGTGCTCGACCAGCAGGGCAAGCTCTCGGCGGCAACGCTGGATGAGCTGAAAGCAGAGTTCGCAAACGACACGGCGTTCGCGCCGTTGATCGCGGGTAGTAAGGCGTCTGGCGGCGGGGCTGCCGGTGCTGGTGGTGGGGCGGGGCCCCGAAAGGAAATATCGGCGGCACCAAGACGGAACGCACTGCGGCAATCGCCAGCAAGTATCCGGACCTCCCTCTCAAGTAAGGAAGTAATTCATGTCCCTCGCACAAATGCAGGTTTTCAACGACTTCATCATGCCGGCCACGCTGGAAAGCCTGGATCAGATGACCGCCGCGTTCAACGCAGCCAGCAATGGCGCGATCATCGTTTCGGCGGAAGGCTTCACCGGCGACTTCCTCCAAGAGTCGTTCTTCCAGACTCTGGCTGCTGCCCAACGTCGTGTTGATCGTTACGCTGCCAACGGCGCAGCGCCAATCACCGACCTGACCGAGCTGAAAAACTCGTCGGTCAAAGTGGCTGGCGGTTTCGGCCCAATCCGCTACGAGCCATCGCAAATGACCTGGCTCCAGCGCCCAACCGTTCAGGGCATCGAAGTCGCATCGCGTGCGTTCGCCGAGATCCTGCTGAAGGATCAGCTGAACACTGCGATCGCGGCCCTGGTTGCAGCAATCACCGCCCAGGCGAGCGCGGTCAACGACGTGTCGGCTACTCTGGGCATCACCCAGGCCGCACTGAACAACGCTCACGCCAAGTTCGGTGACTCCAGCCAAAGCCTGGTTGCGCAAGTCATGCAAGGCACCACCTGGCACAAGCTGGTAGGTCAGGCGATCGCCAACTCCACCAACCTGTTCGTGGCCGGCAACGTTCGCGTCGTCGACATCCTCGGCAAGATCACTGTCGTCACCGATGCCCCGGCACTGATGCAGGCAGGCACCCCGAACAAGGAAATCATCCTGTCCCTGGTGTCTGGCGCTGCTCTGGTTCACGACAGCCGCGATCAAGTCTCGAACGTTGACACCGTCAATGGCAAGGAGCGCATCGAGACCACCATCCAGGTCGATTACACTTTCGGCCTGGGCCTGAAGGGTTACACCTGGGACACCACCGCCGGCGGCAAGTCTCCGACCGATGCCGAACTGGCAACCGGTACCAACTGGGACAAGACCGCCACCAGCATCAAGCACACCGCTGGTGTGGCTCTGATCGGTGACGCCTCCAAGTAACCCCTGACAGCTGAGCCGGGCCTTGCGCCCGGTTCGGTGAGGACACGATCATGAGCAACAAGAACATTTGGTATCTGCCTGGACCATTCCACCAGTACCAGGAAGATGTGAAGGCGCTGGCCAAGGATGCCGGCCTGCGAATCATCGACGCGAACGTGACCGAAGGTCGTGAAGATGAGGCCGACGACACGCCCAAAGTCACGCTGAAGGAAGTCGAGCAATACTCGGTGCTGGTCGTAGGTGCCGGCAGCAATCAGGTCGAACTCGAAGAGCTGATCGGTAAGCTGCGCGCCGAGAGCGATACGGTCCGCGCTGTCATTGTTGGGCTCGAAGCCGGCGAGATTGAAAAGCCGGAATGCGGCGAGCTGGCGATCCGTCTCTACCAAGAACTGGAACACATCCGCGAGAAAGCGGATGAGCTGTCCGCCAGTCGCGATGATCTCGCGGCGGAAAACGAAAGGCTGCGTAACGAACTCGCCGAACTGAAGACTGGAGAGGGGCAGGAAGTCGAATCCCTGAAAGCTCAGCTTGATGCCGCTGGCGTGGCCTACCGGGCCAATGCCTCGAAAGAGTCCCTGGAAAAGCTCGTCGCTGATCTGCCCAAGGCTTGATACTGCTGGCTACCGGTAAAGCGGTGGCCAATACCTGAAACTCATTACAGCGAGTTGATCCATGACACTCATCATCGAAGACGGCACCGGCAAGCCAGATGCCGAATCGTTCGCGTCGTCCGAGAGCCTGGCGATGTACGCGGTCAAGTTCGGCCGAACCATCCCGGCAACCGAGCCAGAACAGGAAGCACTGCTGCGCCGCGCTGCCGTCCAGATGATGGCCTTGACTTGGAAGGGCAATAAGTCGAGCTCGGCGCAGGCATTGCCCTGGCCTCGCCGCGG